ATATCCCAATGGATCAAGTAGGCATCTCATTCGAAGCAAACCAAGTTATCAACCGAGCATCCGTCACCCATGCCGGCGGAAATACTCCACAAATCGCCGAGGATCTGGCCTCACAAGCGACCTACTTTATTCAAACAAACTCGATCTCCGACGCCCTAGTGCATAACAACACGGCCGCGTTAGACCTTGCCAACTACCTACTCGTAGCCGAACCTGAGCCAAGATACACAAACGTCTCTACCGCCTTCCTCATGCTTACCGACGCCCAACGCGACACCGTGGCCGTCCTTGAAATTGGCGACACCATCAGCATCGAGAAGTCGTTTAACACTACTGGCAACACGACAACACAATTAGCGCAAGAACTAGCCATCGAGGGCATCCATCATCAAATCACCCTCAACGACGGCCACCGAATAACGCTATTTACAAGCCCGACGACGCTTGTTTACGAACTTATCCTTGACGATCTGGTGTATGGCACACTTGACGCAGAGAATGTCTTAGGATAAGGAGCACTTATGGGAGCAAACGCAACAACATTCGTCCCGGCTTACGTCGCCGGCGAAGTCTTGACAGCCGCCGATCTGTCCGTCACAAACTCGGGGATCCCGGTGTTCGCAGATTCCACGGCGCGCGATAACAGTTTTGGCGGCACGGGCGAAAAGGTTTTGGCCGAGGGCCAGTATGCGTATTTGGAAAGCACTAACGCGACACAGGTTTACGACGGCGCTAACTGGGTGTCAGTAGGCGTAACCCCGGGGCTTGTGCTTGTTAAGACGCAAACTATCGGCAGCGCGGTTTCTAGCGTTGAAGTAACTGGTGCTTTTAGTTCTACCTACGACAACTATTTAATAACGCTTGAGGGCGGCGTAGCGTCAACAAATGTCGGTTTGCGTTTAACTTTAGGTGCTACTGCAACTGGATATCTTTTTGCTGGTACTTTCGTGCAATACAACTCATCAACAGTTGGCGGCCAATTTGGTGGCGGCACGAACTGGGAGATTGGTTACGGTTCCACAAATGCACTTAGCGCCGAAATAGTTTTAGGTTCGCCTAATTTGGCAAAAGTAACCACTTTTAGGTCAAGAGGTGCAGACACTACGACAACTGGCTATATGAACTCGTATAGCGGTTTTCTAAACAATTCGACGCAATACACCGCTTTCACTATTGCAACCACTACTGGAAACATGACAGGCGGAACTATCCGTGTTTATGGATACCAAAACAGTTAGGTGATGAAATGACTTACAAAATACAAATAGACGACCTAATCCGTGACGCAACTGACGAAGAAGCCGCCGCAATTAAAGCAAAAGAAGCCGAAGCCGCGCAACGCGCCCAAGCGGAAGCCGATAAAGCAGCCGCACGGCAAGCAGTCCTAGACAAACTTGGACTTACAGCAGATGAAGCCCAAGCATTGTTGGGCTAAGTATGCGGCCCTACTTTTTATGGTTGCCGTAATTTGGGTTGCCAATGGTTGCACCGTTTCTAAAACCAACACAACTTACCAATGCTTTACAAAGGCGGCGTGCGACAATGATTAAAACCCCTGAACAGCAACACGCGGCACTAATAGTTTTTGTGGGCCGTTTGCTAGCGATATGTTTTACTTTTACCGTATTTGCATTTATATACGGCGTGCTTTTTGTAGACCAGCCGGAAAAACAGGCCCCGACTGACGCCCAGTTAATAGACCTGCTGTCCACGTTGCTAGTGTTTTTAACTGGCACACTGTCGGGCCTAGTTGCGTCTAACGGACTTAAAAGCAAAACCCCGCCAACTAGATAATGACTATACCGCCAATAAAAAAACTGGTACTGCCTGCCTCACTGCAACACGTGAAGCCGGGCGAACTACCCGCCAGCCTGCTAATAGACATAAAACCGTTCGGCAAACTACACCCGCTGGCCGCTAACGCTTACAACGCTGTAAGGGCTGCCGCGTTCGCTGCAGGTATAAAACAATTTAAGCCAATTAGCGCGGGCGATACTTACCGCAGTATCAGTTTGCAGCGCCAAGGATTTTTGGCCCGCTACACACTCGACGTTATACCCGGGCAAAAGCCGCGCGTATACGAAGGCAAAAACTATTACCTAAAACCCGGCAACGCACCAATGGCAGTACCCGGCACAAGCCGCCATAACTTAGGTTTGGCCTGTGACTATGCAAACATGGCTGGCCCCACGTTCGAGTTTATGTGCGAACACGGCCCGCGTTTTGGCTGGTCATTGGAAGTAATGCCCGCTGAACCTTGGCACTGGTTTTACTGGCCCGGCGACAAAGTGCCAGCAGCCGTAACCCAATACCTACAAGGATTAGCGCCAGTATCCCCCACCGCGTAACACGTGCCTACTACGGTTTTATGACCGACGAAAAGAGGACTACCACGCATGAACGAACTACAAACGTTTACCTATGAATGTTTTATAGGCCGTATGGATAACGGCCAGCAAGTCTTAGTACAGATTTTCAGAAACCCTGCCAGCCTCGAAGTGTTGGCTAGTCAGATCGCGTTTCGTACCGCTGCCGGCGACAGTTGGCAAACGCCTTACCAGTTGGAGAAAATGCCATGACCCCATTTGTAGCAAAGTTGGCGCTAGGCGCTGTTTGCACTATTGCCGCGTCGCTGTTGGCTTGGGTTATGCCCGGGCTACCTGACAGCGGCCCAAGCCGCCCCGTAGCCGTTGAGTACGTTTACGAGGCAACCCCACTACTGCCCACCACAACGACGGTAAGCCCGTTTAACGAAGGTAACTGCCTACAGGTAGTAGCACTGGCCTTATCGTTGGGTTGGCCTGCTAGCGAGGCTGACACAATAGCCCAAGTAGCAGCCCGCGAAAGCCGCTGCACTAGCGACGCATATAACGCGCTAGACACTGCAGGCGGTAGTTACGGCATATACCAAATAAACGGGTTTTGGTGCAACCCCTCGACGTACTGGCCGCAAGGCTGGCTACAGGCCCAAGGCGTACTAACAGACTGCCAACAATTATTTGACCCAGCAATAAACACAAAAGCCGCCCTAGCCATATGGTTAAATAGTGGTTGGGCGCCATGGAAAACAGCCCAATAACCCGATAACAAAGGACTACCCGACATGCAGGAACCAATAGAACCCGATACTGGCATAACTGAACATACGCGCAAAATGTTTGCACTTATTGACGATTTAGTAAGGCCAAACCACGTTGCTAAACCAGTAAATACCCACGTTTACCACCTCATAGGTGAACTGGAAGCACTACGCCAAGACCTATTACGCATGGATGACGTGCGCGCACGGTTTTTAGAACTGGCCATAATCGAGTTAGAGAAACTGCAATAGTGTTTAGGTGCAGCCTGACCGCTGAGGATTTAGACCGCTGCAAACTTATTGCAGATCAGATCAGCAGCAATAGCCGCGAATATAAACAGCGTTACGGCGCCCATAAACGCGTTACAGACCCCGAAACGCTAAACCTAAACGGTGTGCTAGGCGAATACGCGTTAGCAAAATACCTAGGTTGGGCTTACTGGTATACAGAATATGACCCCAGCGCGTACGACGTCGCAGGCTATGAGGTTCGATCTACACGGCACGCCAACGGCCATTTGATAACCCACCCGGGCGACAAACCCGGCATATATGTACTGGCCATAATCGAGGGCGACAACATGGTAAGGCTGCACGGCTGGCGCACCCTGAAAACGGCAAACGTGCAGCGCCATTGGCGAACCGATATGCACACCCCCTGCTATATGACCCCGCAAGCCGAATTATGGCCTATGGATATGCTGCCAGCAACCGCGTTATACCTATGTGGTAAAACAGACTAAGTAAACCCGACTAGAAAAGGACACCCGACTAATGGCATGGAATGACTTAGCAACCGAAAAGCAGTTATACCTAATAATGAAACTGCAAAAAGAATTAGGGCGCACACCAAAAACGTTTGGTGGAATAACTAAGCGTCAAGCGAACACGCTGATAACTGACTTGCAAGACGAACTAACCGCTACGAAGGCATACGAGGCCGCTAATGGCATTTGATTTACAAAACTACGTTGATGTACCTACTCGACTTGCTGAGGCATACAAGCGTTGGCCTAACCTACGCATACAAGAAACCGTAAACGAAACGGTAACTATGCCGGATGGCAGTTGCTTTATACGTTGCACGGTTTCTGTTTGGCGTGATGAACTTGACAAACTGCCAGCAATCGCTACAGCAGCCGAACCATACCCGGGCAAAACGCCTTACACCAAAAACAGCGAGTTTATGGTAGGCATGACTAGCGCGTTAGGCCGTGCGTTGGGGTATATGGGTTGCGGAGTGTCTAAAAGTATTGCTAGCCGTAATGAGATCGAGGCACGCCAAGACCCAGCAGCACCGGGCGAAGTAATCGCACCACGTGGCAAGGCTGTAGCGGGCAGCGCTGCAGGCAACCCCAGCGCCCCTAGCGGCAATTTTGCTAGCGCAAAACAAATTAACTTTATTAAAGCGTTGGCGAAAGGCCGCGAGTATGACGAAGGCGAACTACTGGAAAAAATCCATGAGATACTAGGCAAAAACGACGT